GTAAAAGTGTAAATTGTCCTGTCGCCCACCCTTTCGGGATTTTGACCTGTTCCAGATTCTAAATGAGGATCACTCAACAATACTCCGCTGGACCGGAGGATATCAGGAAGGTATCAGTATTGGCAAACCAACTGTAACATGTTTTCGTTTTAGTACCTATTGCTGTCCAGGCAGATCACTAGACTCAACCGCATAGCCATGTTAAAGAAGATTACTTGGGGTAACCAATATTGAAATAAAAGAGAAAGAAGTGTCAACGCACATCGTAGAGAAAGATGCAAGAAAACAGAAGAACACAAGAAAAGAAGATTCTAAACAAACACCACCGAAGGTGGAACAACCACCGAGTACAAATATGCACCAGTGATGGAAGTAGCCACACCACTGACACTAACCGAAATGACAGTGGTAGAGGTGTTTTGATCAGGGGCAAGAGTAACTTCCCACATGATAACGCCCTTAGTCGCTGCTGAATTAACCAACCAACTAACAGGGGTGGCAATGATGGTGGCAGCACCATCAACAACAGTGAGAGTAGGAGCGGAACCAGGCACAAGGACAGTACCCACGAGTTCCAAAGTCAACAGATAAGGCCCAGGCGCATTAAGCACAAAGGCATCGAGGACAGTGGAATCTTGAATACCAAGACCAAGCACAGTGGAAGAAGCAGATGGCCAAAGATTGGTGAGTGAAGCACTGGCAGAATACAATTCCCCAGCAACAGGAGTCGGTGACGCTGTGGGGTCAAGCAACTCGACCTCATAGTGTACAAACAACTCACCAGAATTGGTGTTAGCACCATATGATGAACTAAAGAACAGGGCACCCATATCTGTGGTCTTGAGATCGACCAGACCAGAAAGGGAGCCACCAGTAGGAGCAGTCACTGCCAACGGAGAAGATCCAAAGTTGCGAACATAATATTCCCGCTCATCAGTGGGAACATCAATCATCAACTCTGCCCAAACAGCTGTTTCATCATTGGGTTCAATGGAAAACATCTGCTGACCAGTAATAGGGGTGGGTTGCTGAGCATCATATGAAAATGCCAAGCAAACACGCCCACTAGAGCTAGTAGCAATAGCTGGGACATAGTAGAATTGCAACTTGAGCCAGCGATAACGGTCATAATTGCCAGCAACAGAATACAACCAATTAAAGGTTGAACTGATGCCAGGATTGACCGGAAATCGCAAGGCTGAAAAGGCGGAAGTAGTGCTGACTGCTGAGATAAACTCAGTATGACAAATAACAGTATTCCCACCACGGATCTTATAAGTTGGTTTAGACATACTCACTGCCCTGCCAAAAGCAACAGGAGCAGTAGTAAGCAAATCACGACTCATGCCAGAAGATTGTCTGGACTTATTTTTCTTATTTTTATTCTTCTGCCTAATAGCAGGTTTCGGGACGGTAGTGCGCATAGCGGGTTTATTATTTCGGAGGGACATAGTTAATATAATAAACTTATGCCTGGTTCACCAACGTAGTGTTGTCTCGGGATAGGAACCAAATCCACATCCTTGAACACCGCGCTACCAAAATAACGTTCCAGCTCTACTTGCTCATCTGGCAAAACACCAAACGCGTAATAATAACTAACTCTCGACGAAGGAGTGATGACAGCAGTACCCAATTCATTGATCTTGGTGTACATAGAAGTGCCACGATAAACGTAGTCTTTAAACTTCTCATCACTCTTAATGCCAGCGCGAAGATATGCTAAATAAAAGCTTTCTTGCACTGGCGACCCACTAGCAAGGGAAGATCCGGCTTCACCAACAGCATGCAACCATTTACGGTACACTTTGTTGTTCTGAATCGGGACCATACACATAGTATCCTTGGTAAGAACAGTGGCATGGTTGCGTATCATACGCCAACCACTACTCAACTGAACGGGTCGAGTCTGGCAAAATTCAACCTGCTCGAACTCATAGACAGGTGTTTCCACAGTCATGGCATAACCACAACTGCGAAACCACGTGTCAAACTCAAACATGAACTTGTCCAACTCACTTCGCTCCATAAACACAACACAATCATCGCCATTATTGGCCAACTCAATTTCAACACCACGACTCTTTGCATAGACCCAGACCATCGCACACATAATCAAGCAATTGCCCAAAGAGGTGTTCAGATCACCGGAACTACGTGTTCCACGCATCGTAAAATCCACTGAACCATCAACTGATTTAGCGGTTCCACGATTACGTAGTTGCCATTTAAGCAACCTTACAAGCTCCCCCGAACCAGGAAAGAGTTGCAAGTAAAAAGAGTGTTCGTAGCACAACGCTTCCAATGACGTGTGCATGTCGAATTTAGTTGCATCAAGACCCAAGCCAACAGGACGTTTAAATCTATCCCATTTAGCTCGAAGTATTGTGGCGGAAACATCACTGTTAACGCCTTTGATGACGGTTGCTGGAGTTTGGGCACCAAACACGCTATTAATCGCTTTAAAATAATGTTTCTCAGCGTGTTTTAAATAGGTGCCCAAAACGAGGTTGTATCGCGCTGACCGGGGATTAATCACCCTAGGTGCTTTGCTAACATCCTGCTTCTCGAATTTGACGAAGGATTTCAAGAAAGAATCACGTTCCACCAACGGATCCCTCTGTAGAGATAGAAGTGCATTTTCATAAACAACACGCTTAGCGCCATGGTAGCGGTCAACAACTTGTTGACGGCTCATCCGGGGCAAATTAGGCATGTGTTCAGAAACACTATCACTAAACTCCTTAAACAGACTAGAACTTGAAAACCTATTCGAGGCAACATCCAGCGCTGGTCGAAACGAATCACCTTCTTTACACAAGAAGTATCGCTCGACAAAAGCACGCTGGATGGTATCAACGTTATTATTATAAACACCCATATTGTGTAATGGGCCAAACCCGGAAGAAACAACAAACTTCCGAGTTTTAGGGGGCATCCCGTTCCTGCGCGCACACAATTGGCCGCGACATTGTGTTCTCACCTGCTCCAAAAGGACAGGACTAACCACAGTGTCGCTTCCGCGCACAGTACGCGGGCACCCTCAGCAGACAACCGCTGCGGCTCTTGGAACATTTCCAAAAGCCTCACGGAGCCACCGGGGTGCTCGCACACGGACTGTTGCAAGTTGATCGAGAACGCCTTCGCTAAAGAATGCATTATAAACACATTGCGAATGAGCAACAATGTCACAATCTCTAACAAAGCCTTCACGACACACTCTCAAATACTCACGCTCGATCAGCAACCTATTAGCCTCATTATTAGGCAGGTTACCAAATCGTGCTCTCATATTGAGAACCATTGCAGCAGCAAACTTTGGCACAACGCGTACCTCCTTATGCTCCTCAAGTTGCATCAAGGGGTCAACGCCCAAATCACGGAAGAAGGAATCCCAATCCTTCTCCGTTTTGCGTAAATGCCTAACGGCATCCAACTTCGACCGTACATTAGCAAGATCATACCCAGTTTCGTTGAACGTGCTAATAACAGCACTCTCAACTGGGTTCTTGCCATGCTGGTTGACGTGGGACATCATAGCATCACGCACCTCATCTCTCAAGGCAGCTTCATCCACCATTTCGTCAAGTGAGTCCATATCAAAACAGAACATGACGCGAATAAACCAATGTTTAATGGCTAAAGAGGAAAAGCGGCCCTTCACCTTGGACCAGGTGGATTTCTTTGAAAATTTTACAGTATCGTGTAGTGGACAGGTTGTAATCATGGTAAGGAAAGAAAAAGGGGGGTTTAGTGCAAACAGTGCACCAACTGGATGAGTCAGACATCACTGTTGCGGAACGTTTAACGTGCGCCGCAAAACAACGTGGGAGTGGTAGATGCTATCCTACCCGACGCTCGGAATCTCCCTGTGGTAAACCACATACACACCTCCTTGATCGTAATCATAAGCCACAGAGTGTGTTACTTTTATATCCCTTCATTAGGACCAGAGCCTC